TCTTGTTATATGCATCAGATACACTCTGACTAATCTTATCTTCGAGTTCTGCTGTCATGGCCGGTTGTAAAGTTCTACCATAATCATCTAAACCAAACAAGTCTCCTGAACCTTCTCCATCTCCTTCTAAAGATGTTGTTGAACAACCACCAAAGTTACACGTCTCTAATTCTTTTACAGGTAAGAGTGATTCTAACCAATTTCGTATTTCATTACCGACTAAAAGCTTACCATTTTTTGTAAGCATGGTTGGAACACGTGTAATTTTATTTTTATATTGGGGTGGTATACCCAATTTATTGATATTATGATATTTAACAATTTGTTTGAGTTGTTCATGTTTATTAATATAATCAATTATATCCAAACTATGATTACACTGTGGACTATAAATTAGAAGGGACATATCTTAAAATAGAGTTTACTTTTTTTTATCGAAAAAAACACATTTTTATACATTTTTTTATACACGTAAGATATAGGGAATAAATAAAATCTTTGTCACTTTTTGTGATTACCAAGAAAAAAAACTTTTAATATATACAAAGTATCTCCTCGAGAAGGATGTTCGATTTCAAATATAATTTTTCTTTTTACTAATCACTTTTATTGACAAAGATTTTAAAGATTATTAGTATAAATAAAAATAATTATTAATATTAAATAATGAATACTATACTATTGATATTATTAATACTCATTGTACTCATGACCATGTCCAGGACGGAAATGTTTACAGAACAATTTGGATTCTCTGGGTATACTAAACCAATAGATCCCGTGTTATTGAAAGGTACTGACATGGATTTATCTGAATATGAAGAATCAGGTGAAGAAATTGAAGTATCGAACGATCTCATGCAGGAAATGGTTCTCGCAACAAACAAAGAAGTATCCAAAAAAACCGGTCTCTGTACGTATATTATTGAAACATTATCAGTAAAAAAATATATAAATACGAAGAGTAACCGAGAAATATACAGGTGTATGTTTATGACAGTGAAACACAAGGGATTTTCATTCGGGTTTTCGGTTACGTCTGATTTACGAATCATTGAGGGAAAAGCTATTGTGTTAAATATTAGTACACAACCTATAGATGTTAAACCCCCAACAGACCCAAGTATTTACCAAAAATCAATAAAGGGTAAAGAATTTGAAGATTATACTGAAGTTAGACAGAGTGAACTTGATATAGTTAAAAATACAATGATAATAGATAAGGTTATACCTGATTCACAAGCCATGTACGGTAAAGATAGCATTTAAAACTCTAAAATAATTATAATGATCAGTATTGATGAAATAACACGTATAACTGAAAAGAGAAATCATTTGAAAAAGGAAACGTATACTAAAATTTACGAACAGATTTCAAAGAAGATACGTCAGTCGGTAGATTTAGGCCATAAATATTTGTTTTGTCAAATACCTTCTTTTGTTATGGGATACCCTCATTTTAACAGAGCAAAAGCGCTACAGTATGTAAAACGACAATTTGAAATAGGTGGATTTATAGTCCAGATTATAGGTGAATACGAATTATGTATTTCATGGAAACCGAATAAAAAATCACGAAAAAATAAACAACACGAAGATCCAGAAGACACAGAGGATTTTCCCACACTCGTAAACCTTAAAAAGGCAGCAAATAAATACAGGGGAAAATAACTTATGCGTGAGACTTAAAGTTTAAATATGTAAATATACTACAAATATGAGCGACCCTTTAAATATACTCGTTGAGGCAAAACGTGAATACATAGGTCAATTATGTTTACTTATGTGTCCAGTTATGATCGAAACGTACGAAACCATGTATGAGGAAGCATACAAACTTACAAAGGGTAGAAAGGTACTCGTAATGTATCAAAAACTTCTGAAAGAAGTCCCCAATTGGAGTGATGCCATGTCTAAACAACACACGGATAATATATCAAATAGGTGTGCGTGGTTTAATGATCTGTTAGCTGCCGTTTTTGTAAGTTGTGTTAAAATTTTATCAGCGGTTCGTTTGAATAAAGATAATAAGAAAATCTCATTGAAACTTCCAACGAATGAAGTTTTCATTCAAACGTGTTATAACAACGCAGCCAAAGATCTGTATAGAGATCCATACATTTATCACGAAACGCAAAACGAACACACGAGAAACGATAAATTATACGAGCGTTTTTGTATATGTATCGAAACATCCGTAAAAGAACTCATACCCGTACAACAGATTTTACAAACGTATATGTCTCAAACACATGAGGGACAGGATTTGGATCTCGATCAAGCTGAAGTTGGTGACTCTGAAGACCCTGATCTCATTGATGGGTATGAAGAGGAAACGTCAGAAGAACCATTTAATGCCGAACAATCTATGGAACCATCTATGGAACCATCTATGGAACCATCTATGGAGCAATCTATGGAACAATCTATGGAACCAGAACAAACTTCACCATTCGAAAACGAATTTCGAACTATCGATACAAAGCAACAACAACAACAACAGCAACAACAACAGCAACATCAGCAACAACAACAGCCACATCAGCAACAACAACAGCCAGAAGATGACGAAGGAGTTTTGTTTCCAGACGCATCCGAAACTCGTGCAAAAAAAGTTGGGTACTATTAAATGGAGTTTGAAGACTATTTAAGAGACCCAGCGTGGGCCGGAATAATCTCCGGTTTTATAACCGCAGGATACATACACTTTAAAGCAAAGATCAACAATGAAGGTAAGCTTCCAGTAAGTGCGTACACAAAACCAGCTGCACTTATAGCAATTTTAGTATTTTTTATTGTTACCAATGGATTAGGTAAGAAAGAGACCATATCAACGGAACCATTTTAATTTTATGACTTAAAGATAATATACGTATTTACAATATAATATGACTTCCGTGACCGCATTCAATGATATGATGGGTCAATTTCTTGTGGAATTACACAAGACATTTCCAGAAGAAAAAGGCTTAAAAAAATGTTTATCGGCTTTCGATTTAATGAAAGCTTCTAACCCACGTTTAGTTGTAGACGGGTTTATGCAGGGCGTTGCTCCGTATGCAGATAAGATTTCGTCTAAAGACGAATCATTTTTCATTGAAGAATCTAAAAATTTAGATTTCATGAAAGGTGTAAACCTCGAAAAACATTGGGGAACTGCTTCCGAGAACACGAAAGGTGCAATTTGGCAATATGTTCAGACGCTCTACATGCTCGGTACAACCATTAATTCTATCCCAGAAGACACACTTTCTATGATTGAGGCAGTCGCAAAACAGTGTGCAGATAAAATGGGTGCAGATGGAAGTGAACTCGACGAAGCCGCATTGATGAAAACCATGCAGGGTATGTTAGGTGGTATGATGAAAAAATAAACTCACTATATATAAATGGTATCTTGGTTTGAAGACCCCAAACAATTGGTTCGTATAGAAAAAGTTCACGAATTTTGGCCGTCAAAGACGCAATCTTCAGCAGACCGTGTTAACGCATCAGCTCGTTTTATTATTTATGCGACATGTATAATTTATCTCATAAGACGCGATCCACGTATATTCGTTTTGGGTGCAACTGCACTCGGCGTTCTTTATATAATGGAAAAATCTAATATGGTGAAGGAGGGTGTTATACGACCAACAAACGTATACAATAGTGTAGATAAATCATGTTCTATGCCAACAAATGATAACCCTATGGGAAATGTTCTAATGACGGATTATACAGATAGACCAGACAGACCCCAATCGTGCCATTACCCAACCGTAAAAACCTCAGTAAACCGTTTTCTTACAGGTGACGTCCTATATGGACCAGCCCGTTCGCGTTCGGCTATGCCCGAATACCAAAGAAATGCATTATCAAGACAATTTGTAAGTATGCCAGACACATCCATAGGTGATTCACAACATTACGAATTTATCCATGGTAAAAGGGGTAATACGTGTCGACAAGACCCACGAATGTGTAATCCAGACGCAAGAGGGGTTCAACTCGAAGCATTTTCAGGACTCGATCCAAACGGTGATAAGAGAAGTGGTATGCACAGAGGCTCTGGATTAGGACCTTAATTTTAAAAAATTTAATAATAAAGTAGTAGATACTCGATTTCCATAAACAAAATCTTTTGTAATAATAAATGGCGTATCAACTCCAACCAGGAATGAAAATGGTTCAAGATCACGCGGTTCCCACCGTTTGTGCGACCGAAGAAGTTTTTGTATATCCTCAGCCCAGTACCCTTAACTACGGGTCAGGTAGACCAAACACCATGTTATATGGTACCTCACCATACATGGCGGGTAAAGGTTCACCAGCAGAATTCATTGATACATCGGATCAACTCAGACCACAAAGTACATCTCGTTTCAATAAAGTTTTAGCTAAGACTTACGAAAGAAACTTTCACCCACTCCAAAATGTCGAGTGTAAATTACCACTTAGAACACAAACCTACGAACCATCGAGTACCAGAGCTGAAATGCAAAATGGATTATTTCAGCAAAGATATCTCAATAAAAATCTCGCTAAGAAATAAGAATGGCTGATCCTATATCTATAATGGCTATAGCCGGCTTAGTTTATGCCGGTAGAAAATTAAGTCAACCAGACGAAAAATATACAATAGCAGTGGAAGGTAATGAAATAGAAGAACCTGAAATCGTTTCTGAATTTTCGGATAGAGACGTTTCTATACAATCGGAATATTTGGGTCCTTTATCACCATTAATAGAACCATCATACAACACAAAAAAAGAAATGGGTTCGTTCGCTGAAGTTGCACCACAACGACGATCTTCGGGGGGTGAAGTATTGTCTATGAGAGATAGGATGTATGATGCAGGGCGAATGAATAATATTTCACCAATTGAAAAACAACTTGTCGGACCAGGTTTGGGCGTTGGACCAGAAGTTCCAGCGTTTGGAGGTAATCAACAATTATTTCGTGTTAACCCAGAGAACGTTGGTGCGTATCGCTTAACGACTTTACCTGGTAGGTCAGGTCCAGCCTTTGATTCTAAGGGTGGTAGACGTGGTATTGTCGGTGAAGTTGCACACAATAGACCAGAAAAGACTGCGTTTTTACATGGTCGTCTTCCTCCAGTTGCAGGTAGGGCACAAGGTATGACTGGTAGAACACCACGAGCAGAACACGAACGCACAAAGAGAACAACGAATAGATCCGAAACGGGTTCGAGAACTGATACATTAAACTTTGCATCTGCAAAGAGAACTGT